AAAGATAGTTCTTTAGTTGATGCTTTAGAACACTATAATCAAAAAATATTTAAGTCTTGGTTAGATATAAACTATAAACTTTAAGTTCAAGAAACAAGCAAAAAATTAAAAGAATATTGTAAACATAAAGGAATAAATGAAAAACAGTTTAAAAAAGAAATAACAATATGAATCAATACTACACGCCAGGAATGGAGGAATTCTATGCTGGTTTTGAATTTGAGGGACTACAGAAGAATGGTCAATGGAAAGAACTTGTGTATTCTTGCCAGGATAACTATACAAGAGATCTAGCTAAAGATGGTAAAGCAAGAGTAAGAAGACTAGATGATACTGATATACAAAGTTTAGGATGGAAGTTAGCAACTAGTAGTTCTATAATTACCAGCTACTACAAAAGGGTAGGAATAAAAGCTGACAACACAACACTATTCTTGCATATAGAGCCAAACAAAAGTATAACAATATCAAAGTTAGAGAGCAATAACAATAGCAAAGAGTTGTTTAATGGTAACATTAAAAACAAATCAGAGCTAGTTAGAATATCTAAAATGATAAAAATATGAAGATAAAAGACATACTAATAGGGTGGGGTAATCTAATAATAAATCCTGAATCAACTACACCTTTGATGGAGAAGCGTATGAGTATATGCAACGCTTGTGAAATCAGAACAGATAGCTGGTGTGATGAAGATAAAGGTGGTTGTGGGTGTTATTTACCTGCAAAACACAAATCAAGTAGCAAGTGTCCAAAAAATAAGTGGTAAATATTAAAAAAAGTTTGTAAAAAATTTGTTTAGTAACAAATAATCACTAAATTCGTTACATGAAAGCACTAGTACATAATTTACATTCCCCCTTTTACCCTTTAGAGGTATGTGAATCTGTACTAGTGTAATCATTCTTTGTAATTAAATTAATTAATTGTTTTAACTCCTACCTTAAAAAGTAGGAGTTTTTTTTGTTTAATACTTGCCTGTTAAATTAATTATCACTATAATTGCATTATAAAGCCCTGGTCAAACAGGTCTTCTTCCCATAAGAACAGGAGAGAACTTACACAACTACGGTGTTTGGATCAGCTAATTACACTTATGTGTACAAACACAAACAAAAAAGTAGAAATAGGGTAAAAGGCTCTACTTTCTGCCTAACATACTGGCAGTTTTTCTGGTGAAGATTAAAAAATCCTAGGGAGAGGAAAGGATTTTACTTTTCCACCTAAAATAAGACATTAAATAGCTTACGTCAAGGGTGAGTATAGTTTCAGTCCCTGTGGAACTTCGGAAGTTAGGCAAATTCTTGTCTAACTTTCCTTTTTTTGTAAAGTTTTTATTGCTTTTATTTGGAATTACAATATATAGTGCTTATACTTGCATATATAAGTAAGAAATAAATGGAGGAGAGGGATACTCTTCATAAAAAAAAGAAGATGGGAGAATTAAAAAAGAATGAAAAGGAGTATACTCTACCAGCTGTAGAGATGCGTAACTTTTACAGTCATTATTTGAAGATGCTGCAACCAATACTTCAGCTAAGGAAAAGAGAAGCTGACGTTTTCGCAGAGTTACTATATCATAATTTCCTTAGAAGGAACATTAGTAACAAAGAGGATAGAGCTATTCTAGTGTTCAATACAGCTACTAGAAAGAAGATCCAGGAGAAGTTAGGAATATCAAACGCTGTAATACAACAAGCTTTAGGAGGATTAAGAAAGAAGAATGCTATCATAGGTATAAACCTAAGAGAATCGTTCACTGTTGAACCTAAAGATGGTGTGTTTAAATTGACTTTTAACTTTAAAGTTCAAAAGGATATTGATTTGAGTGGTTTAGGTGGAGATATTAATAATAAAACAGTGTAAGTTATGATTTTAAAAGATGATTTTGGAGTAGATTATCAATTATCTGTAGTAAATGCATATGTTGACACTACTAATAATAAAATGAGTACTCAGTTAACATTAACACCTATTAGTGGTTTACAACCAAGTCCAGGTTGTTTAGGGTTGCATGATCCAGGTAATACTTCAGGAGGAGTACATGTTCAAGACGCAATGTTAAGTGTCAAAGATTTAGAACAAAAGAACTTAATGTTAGAACAAAAGATTTTTGAGTTAGAACAAAAGATTGATACAATATTAAGAATGGATGAAATAACTAAAATCTAAATGACACCAAGAGTGATAGGAGTTTACAATGGAGACTTTGATAAACTAATGTTAGACTACATAAAACATGAAGAGATAATAGAATCATGGAAAAAACGTCATAAAGGTTATTATTTAGGATTAAAAGTGGAGATAGACGGGAATGAATTTTACACATTGACATTAGAATGCAAAAAGCAATAGAAAAAATCATAGATGAAGCAGAGAAGAAGTTCAACTTGCCAAGAGAAGTAATAATAGCTATATTTGAGTCACCATATAGGTGTGCAAGAAAAGAGATAGCAGAAGCAAAGGAAAGAGATGAATTCATTAATGTTAGATTCAAGAAGTTAGGACTATTGCATGTGAATAATGCAAAAATTAAAGCTATAGAGAATGCAAGACGTAATAGAAGTGATAAGAGTGACTAAAAATCCAGAAATGGGTATTGTAGACAGAACAAGGAAGCTAATAGAGTTAAGAGATATAATATCTATAGAGGAATCAGGACAAGAAGTAGCAAGAGAGTTAGAAAGTCAAGATTTAGTACTAATAACACTAACTTATACAGAATTGATAATTGAAGAATCATATAATACTATCAAGCGTAAGTGGAAAAAGTTTAGAGAAGAGGCTAAGGTAGCTGATAATAGATTAAGTAACATGTTAAATTAAAGAAGATGGAGAGTAAAACAGAAGAAGTAGCAGTAGAAGATCTAATTACTGATGGTGGTTATCACTACATTGAGAATGAAGACGGTCTAAAAGTAAGGAATAGTATTGTTGGTCGTAGACTCAAAGAAGATGGTGAAACATTTGATGAGTATAAGATGAGACAGAAGTTCGTAAACAACTTTGACAAAGAAAAAAGTATAGGTACTAGGTTCTGGAAGAATGAATTAGGTACATACAACAAGAAAAAAGTGGAAGAATTTATAAAAGAGAACTACAATGGGTGATATTAGTGAAAAAGAATATGAAGCGTTGTCTCTTAATGAATTCCTGAAGTATAGGAGTGAAACAAAGATGACTTGTATTACACCTAACTGTTCTAAAGCTAATATAGAGAAGATAGTGGATAGTGAAGAAGGCCCACATTCGTTTATCTATACAGATGTAAGATCGCCTGAAGGAGGAACAAGAGTAAAGAACGTACCAATGAAACATGTGTGTCCAGAGTGTATGATACAGATGGAGACTATTAGTACTGAATACTTTAAGAAAGAAGATAGTGAAAAAATGTCATTCTTTGCTCCTAAAGCTAAAGGAGATCGTGGAAAGAACTACTATAAAGACTTCTCTAAGCAGAGTTGGAAAGATGACCCAGAAGCAGGTAAGAATGCTACAGAATTAAGTAAAAAGGATATTGAAAAACTAAAAAATTTGTAAGATGAGTGAGAAGAAAATAACAATTGTACCAACTAGAAACAATATTATTGTTGAGAACCCTGTAAAGCCTAGAAAAAAGTCAGCATTACAGTTAACTCCAGAAATGGAAGCAAAAGCAGACGCTGAATGGAGCGCAGAACAACTACAGAAAGCAGAGAAAGCAACAGTACTAGCTGCAGGATTAGGTTGTGTAGAAGTAAGTGAAGGAGATGTAGTAAAACTAAAGACTGGAAGATTCTTAAGCGCAGAGCCTTTAGAAGGAGGTAAGTTTTTATTATTTACTGAAGGAGATGTAATGGCAATCTATAAAGAAGGGTAAGATGAGTACATTCTTAGCAGTTTTAGACACTGATCTTAATTTCTGGGAAGTAAACCCTAACTTTAAATCTATTAGAGAGTTTAAAGAGTTTAGAAGACTTGATAAATCCAAAGACAAAGGCAAAAGCTCACGTATTATGTGGGCTATTGCTCTTTGTAAGGATAAGCACATAGAGAATACATGGAGGAATGAGGATGATGAAGATAAGCTTCCTTTGTTAGCTGAAGATGTAATTAAAGATAAGGACTTTGATTGGGATACAGTAGAAGATTTAATGTACATATATGAAACCAGAGTGTTAACTAAACCTGAAAGAGATTTAGTACAGTTTGAAAAAAAGATGCGTGAGAGGCAGAAGTTTATTGATAGCACTAAGTACACATTAGATTCTTTTGATGATAATGGTAAGCCTTTAAAGGGTACTGCTACTCAGTTAGATAAGATGTTAGTAGACTCTGATAAGATTTACAAAAGACATGAAGAGCTTAAGGCTATATATGAGAAGTCAGAGGAAGATGGGCATGTATTTGGTGGAAGAACAGAGAGCGCATCAGAACAAGGATTGATATAATGGGATTTATTAGAATAAACAACAGGAAGAATTTTTTGATTGATGAGTTGCCTGTCATGCATCCAAAGTCTAGAGAGTACGTGGAGTTCTGGAGGGAGCACAAAAGAAGATGTATTGAAGGATTTTGGGGAGTAGATGACGGAGAAGTAAATGTAGATGTCAAAAAGAGGGAGGTAGAAGATCATAATCATAGAGGTAAATGGAGGTGGATGCCTCCTAACCTCTATTTTTATGTAAATTTTGGTATCATATTGCACCAACCTGAAGACGACAACGTCAAAACTGCACCTAAAAAGAAGATTAGGCCGCTATTAAGAGACTTTGAATGGGAATTCTTCTATAATTTTATGGAATGTAGAGGTTTTTCAGGGTTTAGAGATGATGATGAGTACTGTTGTTTACGTGAATTAGATGCTTATCTGAAGTCAGAAAAGAAATCTACTACAGCTTACAACAATCTAGAGAAGATAGCTTTTAAGAAAGACGGAAATCTAAAGAAATACAAGCCTTGTAAGGAATACTTAAGGCAATTATGGGATAAACCAATGGGTTTGCCTGATTATAACAATGAAGCAAAAAACTTATTCCTTTTAGGTGCTAGGGGTGGTGGGAAGATGCTGAGTATTAATGAATTAGTGAGGACATCTAAAGGATGGGTTGAAATAGGAAAGCTAAGAAAAGGAGATAAAGTATACGGAAGTGACGGGAACTTGTGCAGTGTAATAGAAACCACCCCTATACAAAAAGGTTTAAACATGTATGAAATCACTCTACGTGATGGCAGAAGTATAAAAGCCTGTGAAGATCATACTTGGACAGTCATAAATAAAGATATCAAATCTGAGAATAAACTTCAAAATAAATCTACTAAGGAATTATACAAGAATTACTACAATGAAAGAGTAGACTCTAAACACAAAGCAAAATATGGAGAAATAAAGAAAATCAAAGAGTTTAAATTTGCTATACCTAACAATAAAAGCTTACAAAATGAAGGAGCTGAACTTTTAGATATACATCCATACGTACTAGGTATGTTAATAGGAGACGGAAGCGTGACTACTAAATCAATAAGTATAACAACGGCAGATCTTGAAGTTGTAGAGAGAGTAGAAAAATGTTTGGGAAAAGACTACACTTTAACAAAATGTTCTGACAAATATTCTTATTTAATCAGGAGGAGTAATAAAGATGTAGAACCTTTCTATAAAAAATTAGAAAGATTGCACTTACTAGGTAGTAAATCTGAAGATAAATTTATACCTAATAAGTATTTATTCTCGTCTGAAGAACAAAAAACGGAATTTATAAAAGGCTTATTTGATGCAGACGGATATTCAGACAACACTCATATAGAGTATTACACTTCTTCTGATCAATTATCAAGTAATGTTCTAGACATATTAAGAAGCTTAGGTATAGCGTGTAAGCATAAAAGCAAATCTACTCACTACTTAAAAGATGGCAAAAGAATAAATTGTCTAGAATGTAATAGAATATCTATTTACACCGATAAACCAGTTTTCCACCTATCAAGAAAACTTGAATACTTGAAACACGTTAAGTCTAAATCTGGAAGATCTAAGTATAACAAAAGCTTTATAATAGATATACAGCCTGCAGGGAAGGCTGACGGAGTATGTATCCAGGTAGACAGTCCTGACAGCACCTACATAACCAAAGACTATATTGTTACTCATAACTCATATCTAAATGCAGTAGGAGTAATACTATTTGAGATAATTTTTGATGGAGCGCGTTACTATACTGAAGAATCTAGAGAAAACCCTTCAGAAGTAGAGGTGTTTGTAGGTGCAGCAATGGCTGCAAAGTCAGGAGACATCCTAAAAAAGACAAAAACAGCAATGACTACACTTCCAGGAGCTTGGGGAAAAGGAAAAGCAAAAGTTCCACCTCCATTCTTTAAGGCAATGAGAGGTAGTCTTAAGTCTAACAACGTGGAAAACCCATGGAGACATGAATATATAAAGAAAACTGGAGGTAATGAAGAAGTGTTAGGTTCAGGATCTAATATAAAACACGGTACTTATACAGTGGAAAACCCAGAAGCAGCAGCAGGAACAAGACCTGGTGTAATGGTTATAGAAGAAGTTGGTCTACTAGGTAATGTTTTAACAGTTCATGCATCTAATGAAGCTTGTCAGATGACAGATGGTACTGTTAAGTTTGGAACATCAATATACATTGGTACTGGTGGTAATGTAGAGAAAATACAAGAAGCAGAAATAATCTTCAGAGACCCAGAAGCTTACAATTTTTTATCTTTTGAGGATGAATGGGAGAACGGAGGAGATACTGGATGGTTTGTTCCAGCATATTACATGGATGGTAACTTCAAAGACAAGAATGGTAATACCATGATGAAAGAAGCTATTGAAAACTATGAAGAAAGAAGAGCGGTAAAGAGAAAAGCAAACTCAGCTGCAGCTATTGATGGTGAAATGATGAACTACCCTCTTAAGCCTTCTGAGATGTTTTTAAATGCTAGAGGTAACATATTCCCACTAGCTGATTTGAAGGAAGTAGCGGCCACAATAGTGACTAAAAAACATGACTATGAGAACCGTCATTGGTTTGGAGAACTAGTCATGGAAACTAATGGATCTGTTAAATGGGAAAACACTTCATCTAAAGACTTAGTAAGAGAATGGCCTATAAAAGACAATAAAAACAAACCTGGAGTTATAGAAATAGCTGAAATGCCAAAAAAAGGTGCTGATGGTGACGTAATACAGGGTAGATACATAGTTGGAACAGATACATATGATGATGATGAATCCTCAACTAAGTCATTAGGATCAGTGTTTGTTATGGACACTTGGACTGACAGATTAGTTGCAGAATACACTGGGCGTAGGTTAGCAGATGACTTCTATGAAATAACACGTAGATTATGCTTGTTTTACAGAGCTGTAAACAACTATGAGCAGAATAAAAAAGGTTTATATGCTCACTATAAGAAAATGAATTCACTTCATTTGTTAGCTGAGACACCTGAAATACTTAAAGATGTAGCAAACGCTACTATATCTAAAGTTGGAAACAGGAAATACGGTACTACAGCTACAGCTCAAGTAAATGATTATGCATTAAGATTAATATTAAGATACTTAGTTACAGGTGCTTACGGAGAAGAGGAGGGTAGTAATATTCAGAACTTACACAAGTTAAGATTCTTAGGAGCTGTAAAAGAACTTGTAGCTCACAATAAAGATGGTAACTTTGATAGAGTTTCTGCTCTAGGTATGTTAATGATATTAAAAGAAGACAAGTACGCAACACTAAAGCGTAAAGATGAACAAAAAGAAAGAGAAGTTGGTTTAGAGCAAGATGAGTTTTTTACTGAAAGATGGTCTCAGGATATATTTTAGCTATAATCAGTAAATCTATATTTGCTAAACCTATTGTTAGACACAATTAAATTATTAAATTTTGTAGCTTATGAGTTCAACAGATAAAGTAATACATTTTCCAGCACAAAAGAAACCTCTAAAGCAAAAAACAAAAGAGTGGAGAAA